AATTTTATGAAAAATCGCCGGGTGGTCCACACACAATCCCAACCCCAAAATATAATTGGCCAGTTTAATAGCCAGTAATAACTATAAAAAAAAGAGCAAGCACCCAATGATGCCTGCTCCTTTTAATTTCAAGATTCTGTTATCTTGATTTAGTAGTTATATCCAACCCACGGCTGATACTCATATCCATAGTTTATAACAGGATAAAAAGTGTAGCCTATTGGCACATATGTAACATTGTTTTCCACCACAGTCACCACCCTTGTTTGCATCACCACCACTGGCTGATAAACAACATATGGTGTTGGTGGTTGAATCAATGGCACACTAATTCTGGTTCCAACAACCACAGGACTAGTATGCACATACTGATGTTTGGTCCAACACGGACCAGCACCCATACAACAAAATAAAACTAAAACTGTTATCAATCCTTTGATCATAAATTTACCTCATCAGGAGTTTTCCACAACCTTCTTGCGTCTGCCCCTGGGCTTCACAACACCCAACTTACGACGCTGACGCCTTATCATACCATAAGTGATAGTTTCACCAGTCATCTCGGTGAGTTTACTGGCCAATTCCCCATCACTCAAAACACTAAGATTATCCCTAACAAAGCTCAACTCTGCATCACTCCACTTTTTATATGAACCCATAAATATTTCCCTTTTTTGACAAAATGTGTACAAAACATACTATATGGTATAAGTTTGTTCATTTTATGCAAGGAGACAACCGTGAATATTGACCCTATTATCCCCAGCACCTTGGACGTTGTTGCTAATAATGATCTTAATATTAGCCAAGACTTGATAGCTGAACAAAACAAATCCATAGGTCAGCTCATAGAAGAACATAATGAAAAAGAAGAAAGTTGATGAAAGAGAACTATTAAAAGTTATAGATATTATAAGCAAGAAATTAGCATACAAATTTAAATTTGGATATCATGAAATAGAGGATATGAAGCAACAGATTAGCATCTTTGCTCTGGAAGGTCTTCAAAATTATGATCACAAACGGCCCCTTGAGAATTTCTTGTGGACCCACGTTAGAAATCGACTTTTTAATTACAAACGAGACAACTATCAAAGGCCAGATAAACCCTGCTATAGTTGTCCACTATACGATCCCCACTTGGCTAAAAGCTACAGTGGTTGTAGTAAATATAATGATAAAAATGATTGTTCAGAATATGTTCACTGGCACTCTAGAAATAGCACCAAAAAGAATCTGATGCACCTAAGCACCATAGACGAATTAAAAGATTATGGATCAGCATTTACCACTCAAGAGGATAGTTTATTTTCTCAAATTAGCAATGGAGAGATAGTAAATAAGATAGAGGAAAATCTAAACGGCGAAAACCGAATAACATATCTAAAACTTAAGAATGGTGGCAAGGTTAGTAAGAGCGATAATGAAAAGTTAATGATAAAAATTAAAGAGATATTGGAGAATAATCCAGATGGCTAAAAAGCGCGGTCAATTAAGCTTAGACGAAGAAAAATTTATCAGGGATAATGTTGAGGCATTATCTGTGGAACAAATTGCTAATGTTTTAAATAGAAATATTGATCCTATTAATAGGTATATTGATCAACAGCAGCTTTATAGTCTACATGATAAAAGTGAAAATGATATTCTAAAACGTAAATTACATAGTAAAACTTTTTGGAATGAGATTGTGAGGCAGTTTGATGAGGATAGTGGTGAATTAGAATACTTTGAGGATACGTGGGTTGGCCTTATTAAACAGTTTAGGGAGGATGTGCTTCCAGCAGAAGAGCTTCAGATCAAACAATTTATTACTATTGATATTCTTATTAATCGAAGCATGAAAGAGCGCAAGCGCCACATTGCTGAAACCGAAAAATTACAACGACTTGTGGATAAAGAATATGAAAAGAGCGAAACTGATAGAGATATTGCCAAACTAGCTAATCTGGAAACTCAATTAAGTTTTGCAAGAAATAGTATTGCTAGTTATACTAATGAATATACTAAATTATTAAATGAACAACAAAAAATAAGTAAAGATTTAAAGGCCACAAGAGAGCAGCGTATTAAAAGAATAGAAGATGGTAAAAGCTCGTGGGTGGGTTTGATTCGCATGTTAGAGGATGAAGATATTAGAGAAAAAGAAGGCAGAGAAATGGAAATTTTAGCAATAGCCACAGAAAAAGCTAAAGAAAATTTATACGATTATCATCAGTATGCTGATAACAAAGTTGATAGTCCAATATTAAATAATATTAGTGCAATTAAAGAAGATCACTAATGCGTAATTATAATGACCCACAATATAAAAAATGGAGACAGTTAATTAAATCAAGAGATAAACACACCTGTCAATGGCCAGGATGTAATTCTCGAATTAAAATTCATGCTCACCACATTAATAAATGGGCCGATTTCCCCGGTTTAAGATATAATACCAATAATGGAATCTCCCTTTGCAAAATTCATCATGATCTTATTAAGGATAATGAGGAAAATTATTGTGGTTTTTTTAACCAATTAATACTTAATAAATTAAAAGGTAACAAATGACCAAAGATCCTTTTACAGTAATAATAGATACTCGTGAGCAATTGCCATGGGAATTTGGTTTGCATATCACAGCTAAGAAGAAGCTAGATACTGGGGACTATAGTATAGAAGGCTTAGAAAAGATACTAGCTATAGAACGCAAAAAGAGTGTGAGTGAAATTGCTAATAATATCACAGAAAGCAGATTCAAAGATGTTCTCAATAGATTAGGAGCTATTCCACATAGCTTTATGCTTTTAGAATTTGAAATTGATGATATTTATAGTTTTCCTGTGGGCAGTGATGTTCCTAAAAAATTATGGGATAAATTAAAGATTAGTGGTAATTATATTATGAAATATCTTGTAGAAGCTCAACTCAATCATAATATTCATATATTATATTGTGGTAGTGCTGAAACAGCAGAGCGAGTTGCTGTTGGTATCATGAAAAGAGTATATGAGAAATATGGAAACCAAAATAGTCAAGAAAAAATTTGATGATGCGTGGTTGGGACTAGGAGATCTAAATGATCTTGTGGTCAATCACAATCCAATGATAGGGCGAGACAAGGATGATATAGAAAATCCTGATCTGCATCTATTGCGTTTGTTTCGTAATCCAAAGTATTTTGGTAGCACATGTAAATTAATGTTTGGTATAGAACTTCATCCTATTCAAATATCCATATTACAAGAATTTTGGAACACATCATTTCCAATGTTCGTTGCGAGTCGTGGTTTTGGTAAGAGTTTTTTAATGGCATTATATTGCATACTAAAGTGTGTTTTTGTTCCGGGTACTAAAATTGTGGTTGTGGGAGCTGCTTTCCGACAGAGTAAGATCATATTTGAATATATGGAAACAATATGGCGTAATAGTCCCATATTACGAAGTATCTATACTGGTAACGATGATGGTCCGCGTCGAGATGTTGATCGTTGTACCATGAGGTTGGGCGAGAGTTGGACAGTTGCTATTCCTATGGGTGATGGTAGTAAGATCAGAGGTTTAAGAGCACATATCATCATCGCTGACGAGTTCGCATCAATATCTCCCGATATTTATGAGACAGTAGTATCAGGGTTCGCTGCTGTTAGTGCTAATCCTATACAAAACGTTAAAGAAGAAGCTAAAAAAGCAGCTATGAAAGATGCTGGATTATGGAACGATGAATTAGAAGCTGTTCAGATTAAAAAAGGAAATCAGGCAATAATATCTGGTACAGCAGATTATAGTTTTAAACATTTTGCTCAGTATTGGAAACGATATAAGGCTATTATTAATAGTAAGGGAGATAAAACTAAATTAGAAGAAATCTTCAAAGGAGAAGTGCCAGAAAGTTTTAATTGGAAAGATTATAGTATTATAAGAATCCCATATGAATTAATTCCAAAGGGTTTTATGGACGACAAGCAAGTTAGTCGAGCAAAAGCTACTATTCATACTGGTATTTATAATATGGAATATGCTGCTTGCTTCACAGAAGATAGCGATGGATTCTTTAGGCGATCACTAATTGAGAGTTGTGTGGCAAATGATACTAAACCAATCATAATTGATGGATCACCAATAGTATTTGATATTAGTACAAAAGGCAATCCAAATCTACAATATATTTATGGAATCGACCCAGCATCAGAAAAAGATAATTTTAGCATTATAGTTATAGAGGCACACCCAACACATAATAGAGTTGTTTATTGTTGGACTACTAATAGAAATAATTTTAAAGATAGACAAAAAACAGGACTTGTAAATGAACATGATTTCTACGGATTTTGTGCTAGAAAAATTCGTAACTTAATGAAAATATTTCCTTGTGCTAGAATTGGAATGGATGCTCAGGGTGGTGGAGTTGCTATTGAAGAAGCATTACACGATCCAAGTAAAATGGAAGAAGGTGAGCAATTAATGTGGCCGGTTATTTCAGATAAATCAAAAGATACTGATGATCAACAAGGCTTACACATATTAGAATTGGTACAATTTGCAAGAGCAGATTGGACAGCTCAGGCTAATCATGGACTAAGAAAAGATCTAGAAGATAAAGTTTTATTATTTCCCAGATTTGACCAACTAAGTTTAGCATTAGCTTTAGATAAAGATGGTAAAGATATTTTAGAGTCTGATATTAATAATCTATATGATAATGAGAGTGAATGTTTATTAGAAATAGAAGAATTAAAAAACGAATTGACCACTATAGTTATGACACAAACTAGCACAGGACCAAATGCTAGAGACAGATGGGATACTCCAGAAATTAAATTACCCAATGGTAAAAAGGGTAAACTTAGAAAAGATCGCTACAGTGCTTTAATAATTGCTAATATGTTAGCAAGACAAATGAATAGATCTTTGACTCCATTCACTTATGATAATATTGGAATTAATGCTAAAGATGCTGTGGAACATAATGGTCAAATGTATAAAGGACCGAATTGGTTTACTTCCAACGGCAACGATAATATCTATGTAGGAATTTATCGTTAATTGTGTATATTAATTATAATTCAATCATAATCACATTACAATACTATTATGCCAAGAAAAAAAGATCAAGAAAATAAAAGTATCCCTGATGCTGCTCAGGATCAGCCTCTTAATGCTTATGTCACATGGGAGGATGGCAATTTAGCCGATAAGCGAGAAGCTCTAGCAGAAGCTAGTAAAGGCTTGGATGAATTTGGTCTAGTAAATAAGACTGTAGCTAATAATAGCCGATATCGTCTAGACTTCTCTAATCTTGATGGTCTAACATCTGGCCGTCCTGGTTTAACTCGTGCAGATTATGATTACTTTCGTCCAGAAGAAAGTGTTCCTACTCATATTCGTGGAATATTAGGAAAAGCAGATGCCATTTATAATCGTGTTGGACTAGTAAAAAATGTTATTGATCTAATGGGTGATTTTGCAAGTCAGGGTATTAGATTGGTTCATCCTAACAAGAGAATAGAAAGATTCTATCGTAATTGGTTCGATAAGATCAAAGGAGAAGAAAGAAGCGAAAGATTTCTTAATAATCTTTATCGAGTTGGGAATGTTGTTATCAATCGTCAAACAGCAAAAATTAGTTTAAAAGTTACGGATAATCTTTACAAGAGTATAGCATCTCCAGATCTTACTATTAATACAGATGATCTAAAAGTCGAGAAAAGAGAAATTCCTTGGAGATATACTTTTATTGATCCGGTTTGTATTGAAGTTGTTGGAGGAGCCTTATCATCATTTGTTGGAGATAAGTCATATGCTATTGTTTTACCTCCAATTTTACGCAAAACAATTAATAGTCCAAAAAATGAAGAAGAGAAGAAGATTGTTGATCAACTACCTCCAGCAATCATAGAAGCAGCAAGACAGAAAAGAGCATACATGCTTGATTCCGATAAAACTTTAGTTTTTCATTATAAAAAAGATGATTGGAAGAGTTGGGCTTATCCGATGATTTATGCTATTATGGATGATATTAATATTGTAGAAAAACTTAAACTTGCTGACGTTACTGCTCTTGATGGTGCTATTAACAATATTCGTATTTTTAAACTTGGTAGTTTAGAGCACAAAATTGCACCAACAGCATCTGCGGCAACCAAACTAAGTAATATTCTTGGTAATAATGTTGGTGGTGGTACAATGGATCTTATTTGGGGTCCAGACATTGAATTAATTGAGAGTAAAACTAGTGTTCATCAATTCTTGGGAGAAGGTAAATATATACCACACTTAAATGCTATTTATGCTGGCCTTGGTATTCCTCCAACTCTAACCGGAACATTTGGTAGTGGTGGCGCTACAAATAATTTTATTAGTCTAAAAACACTAACTCAAAGATTAGAGTATGGACGTAAAACACTAATGGCATTCTGGAAACAAGAAATTGCTTTAGTTCAAAAAGCTATGGGTTTCCGTTACCCAGCTAAAATTGAATTTGATAAAATGGATCTTAGTAATGAAGACGCTGAAAAAGCATTATTAATTCAATTAGCAGATCGTAATATTATTAGTGATGAACTTATCCAAAGAATGTTTGGTGTTGATCCTGATATTGAAAAAGCCAGAATTAATAGAGAATCTTCAGAAAGAGATAGTAATCGTATGACTAAAAAGGCTGGACCTTATCATGATGCTAATTTTGATAAGAGCTTGAAAAAGATTGCTCTACAACTTGGCATAGCAGCGCCAAGTCAAGTAGGCTTAGAACTAGAACCCAAAAAGAGAAATGAACTTAATCTACTTGAAATGAAAGCACAATTTCCAGCAGCTCCTAAAGCTGGTGGTTTCGGTAGTTCTCCACAGGATACAAATCAACCAACAGGAGTATCAGGACAAGGTAGGCCAAAAAATGTTAAAGATACTCAAAAAAGAAAAACAAAAAAGTTTAGCCCACAAACTGGTGCCTCGTTAAATATTTGGGCTATAGAATCTCAAGATAAAATTTCTGATATAATGAATCCTCAATTATTAGAATTTTATAATAAAAAAAATATGAGAAGCTTATCCAGTAGTGAATATGATGAAGCAGAAGATGTCAAAACTAAGATCCTATTATCATTAGAGCCTTTTGAAGAAGTAACGGAAGAGTTAGTTTTGTCTAAACTCAATACTTTAAATAGTATTGATATTAATCATGATTTTATAAATTATAAAAATTTTATTAAACTAATTAATAATGAAATAAATAGGTCATTAACTTCCGAAGAAATTAAATATACAAAAGCTTATTTGTATAAAACGGTGTATATTCCCGAATAACACTTTAAGAAGGCAAATTATGGAAATTTATCCACAAGAAATTGAAGATGGTCTATCACAAGCCCTATCTGCAAAAGCTTCTATAGTTTATGCTTCACAATTAATCCAATCCCCAGTCCCCAAATCTCGTAATTCAAAAATTAATATCAAAGCGCTTGCTGGTATTGATGACAAAGATTTGTATTATACACAATCAATCCTTGTCACAAGTTCTTGGAATAAAAATGATGATATATTTGATAAAGCAGAAGTTTGGGCAGCTAGGAATACTCCAGAAGATAAACCTACAAATTTAGAACACGATGAATCCACAATAGTTGGTCATATTACATCTAATTGGCCAATCATGCCAAATGGAAATATTATCGATGAAAATACTCCTGTTGAAGATCTACCAGAAAAATTTCATATTTTAACAGGCTCAGTAATTTATACTGGTTTTACAGACCCAGATCTCAAATCCAGAACCGCACAACTAATTAACGAGATACAGTCTGGTAATAAGTATGTAAGTATGGAATGTTTTTTTAGTGGATTTGATTATGGATTAATTGATAAAACAACTGCACAATATAAAATTTTACCAAGAAATTCTGAAACAGCATTTTTAACTAAACATTTAAGAGCATATGGTGGTCTTGGTGAACATCAAAATTATAAAATTGGTCGAGTATTAAGAAATATAACATTTTCTGGAAAGGGGTTTGTAAGCAAGCCAGCTAATCCAGATAGCGTTATATTTACTAAAGATAATATTAATTTTGATAAACAAGTACTCAGTATCGAACTTAATAAAGAAAAAAATGAGTCTTTTTCACAAGTAGGTGTATTTTCAAATCAAGCCAATTTAAAGGAGAACATAATGAGTGTAGAGACTGAAAATCAAGAAGTAGCTGCTATCACAGAAAAAGAAGGCATGAAAATGCTATATCCAGGCGCAACTCCTCCGGGAACACAAAGTGCTGAAGAGCATGAAGAAGAACTTAAGAAAAAAGAAGAAGAAATGGCTATGAAGTATGGTATGCTAAAAAAGCAAGAGGAAGAGATGGCCATGAAGCATGATATGCTAAAAAAGCAAGAGGAAGAAATGGCTACGAAGCATGACGGGCTAAAAAAGAAAGAGGAAGAGATGGCCATGAAATATGCAGAAATGGCTAAAATGCAGACCGAACTTAACAATGTTTATGCTGCTCTAGAAACAAAAAAGAAAGAGCTTGCAGAAACAATGAAAAAAGATAAGAAAATGAAAAGAGTTGCTACACTCATTCAAAGTGGAGTAGACTCTGAGGTTGTGAACAATGTTATTGACACACTAGAAAATGTTGATGATATATCTTTTGATTCTATCGCAACACTAGTTTCTGCCGTTAAACCAGTTAAGGTGGTAGATGTTAAGACTAATACTAATCTAGAAACAGAAGATAGTCAACACCCATTTGCTACAATTTCTGATGCTCTTGAAACAGCAGAAGTTGAGAAAGACATTGATTTAAGTGTTGGTAGTGAAACAGAAAATGAATCACACAGCACTAGAGCTGCCTTAGTAGATTTCGTTTATAGTAGACTAGGTAAAAAACTTAATAAGGGAGAATGAACATGGCTTTAAAAGCAGATCGCGTTGAAACATTCACAGATATTTCATTTTTTATGAACGCAACCGCTACTCGCGGTGGTATCGTAGTATTTAGTACAAGTGGCTCAGGCGTTAGTATGGATGATGGTAGAGCTGTTGTTGCTTATCCAAGCACAACTTCATCTGGCACCAATCCAGGTGGTCTATTGCTAAATGATGTTGTTAATTATGATCTAACCAGACAGCACATCAATTGGCACAAAGACGAAGTGCAGGTTGGTAGTAAGGTAACTCTACTTCGTAGAGGTCAAGTTACCACTAACAATATCACTGGTACTCCAACTGCTGGTAATCCTGCATATTATGATGCTACCGGTAATTTAACAAGTACCGCTAGTGGTCAATTTGTTGGTGGTGCTTTCGTTCCAGTAGGCACATTCTTGAGCGCCAAAGATGCTGACGGTTATGCAAAAGTAGACATTAATATTAGATAATCATAAGGGAGAAAAATATGACCAATAATAGATTTGAAGCAACTCCAGAATTAACAGATCTTCTTGTGCGTTCTGGTTCGGTAAATAAAGAAGAAGCAATGGCCGCAAATCATGAGTTTGCTAAGGCTCTAGAGCTTCCTCTTCGTAAAGGTGTATTGAACGGCGATATTCTAGATGACATTTTCGAGCCAATCCAACTTGCTCAAAGTGCCTCTCCAGAATTTCCATTAGACTTCGTTGCTCCTGGCACCGAAAAAGACTTTGTGGCCTATACCATCCCAAACCATGGTTATATTCCACAGCGTCATGTTGAAGGCGATTACGTCATGGTTCCAACTTATGACATTGGCGCTAGTATCGACTATCTTCTAAAGTATGCCCGCGATGCCCGTTGGGACGTTGTTGGTCGTGCTATGGAAGTACTAGAAGCACAATTCGTCAAGAAGATGAATGATGACGGATGGCACACACTACTAGCCGCTGGCGTTGACCGTAACATTATTGTTTTTGACAATGATGCCACACAAGGTCAATTCACCAAGCGTTTAGTAAGTTTGATGAAGACCGTTATGCGTCGTAACGGTGGTGGTAACTCTGCAAGTCAGAATCGTGGTATGTTAACTGATCTTTATGTTAGTCCAGAAGCTATGGAAGACATTCGCAACTGGGGTCTTGATCAGGTAGATGAAATCACCCGTCGTGAGATTTATATCGCTGCTGATGGTACACTCAATCGTGTATTCGGCATCAATCTACATGATCGTGATGAGCTTGGTGTTGGTCAGCAATATCAGACTTTCTACACAAACACCCTAACTGGTGCTCTTCCATCAGGCAAGGAAGAAGTTGTGGTAGGTCTTGATCTACGCAGACGCGATTCCTTTATTATGCCAGTTCGTCAAGAAGTTCAAATCTTCGAAGACGATACTCTTCATCGTCAGAAGAGAGCAGGTTTCTATGGTTGGGCTGAACAGGGCTTCGCTGTTCTTGATAACCGTAGAGTACTACTAGGCAGCATCTGATAGTGATCCGCAGAGCATGTTAAATCAAAAGAGGCTGGCCCTAGTGGCCGGCCTTTTTTGTTAGGTGTATGTATAAATATACAATCTGGAGATTAATTTATGGCATGGCAAGACACAATGACAATTATGACTCGTGTTTTAATTAATGATCTGGGCGCCACCCCAACATATAGTGATAGTAGATTACAACAATTAATATTAGTAGCAGCTAGATATGTTGAGCAAGATGTTAAATTTGATATAGATTATATTATTAATTTTACTACATCTGGTTTAAGTCCTGATCCTACTGATACTAATACTCTTGATGATGCATTTACTAATCTTGTAGTTTTAAAAGCATCTTGTATTGCTGATGAAAGCACATTTAGAACGAAAGCTGTTAATGAAGGTATTAGGACGTCCTTAGCATCAGCTAATTTAGCTATACAAGGTAATCTAAGAGGTTATCAAGTATTGCTGGAAGAAGGCCCATGCTCACTCTACAATAGAATGAGAATGGAATATCAAACAGGTAATACATCTGTTGTTAGAGCTGTCCTTGGTCCATTCGTTGGGAATAACTTTGATCCTAGATATTTATTACGTGGCGCATTTAGAAGCACATCCACAAATGACATTTATTCATAGGATTATTATTTATGGTAGATTTTAATGCATTAAGATTAGCATATAATGCTCAAATAGATACTATGCTTGCTGATGAAGGATTATCTAGTGAGTGTAAATTAAATTATGGAGTTACGAAACGAGATTTGTGTCCAAATTGTATTTATGATGTTAATCTTAAAAAATCGGCAGGTAAATACAAAACAGGTGGTCCTATTTCCTTCTCTTTAGGAATGTTGTGTCCATATTGTAATGGTGTTGGTTATTATGGCGAAGAAACCACAGAAACTATTTATCTGACAATTATTTGGGATTATAAAAAATGGATAAATACACCAGATAATATTCAAAATCCTGTTGGTTTTATTCAAGCCATTGGTAAAAAATCTCATTTATCTTCTATTAGAAAAGCTAAAGAGATGACAATTGTTTATCCTTCTGTGAATAACTATTATCCTAAATTTGAACTATATGCAGAACCTACTCCTTGTGGATTAGGCGATAATAATTATATAATATCCATGTGGACAAAAAAGCAGTGATTAAATATTATGGAACTTAATTTAAAACTCATCGCAAATAATCAAAGTATTGGTAAAGACATATTGATTGCATTATTGCCCGACATTATAGACTATATGAACAATGTAATAAAATATATTAAAATTAATTTACCCGAAGTTGTGCGTAATGCTATAGTTTCAACACCCGAATACCAGTCTTTGGTTGGTGGACAATTACAATTTGAATTAGGTATTCCTGATGTTAATCAAAAAATTAGTGGTTTATTAAATATTTGGATGAATAATATCGTTTATGAGTATCAAATACCAAGGATTGCTAATAATAAAATAATAGGTAATTTTAGTGTTGGTATGATTAGAGTAGATTTTGATGATGTTATTTATTCAGAATATGCTACTATAAGAGATGTTAAAGGATATTCTTTACCGTGGTTAGAATGGTTATTAACAGAAGGCACTAAAGTTTTAGTACCATCTCATGAAGTTATTTTTGGAGCTAGTTCACACTCTAGAACTGGTAATGCTGTGATGAGAAAAAATAAAAATCGTAGTTGGAAAGTTCCATCTCAATACGCTGGTACACTAAATGATAATTGGATAACACGAGCACTAGATTCTGCAGAGCCTGATATTCAGGATATTCTTAATAAAGCGAGTCAAATATGAGTATATGTAATTATTTAACAACATTTAAAGCTGTTAATAGTATTTCAGATGATTTATTATTAAATATTATTGAATCTAATTTTAAAATGTATCTGGACTGGTCTTTTTTAAATATTGGGGCTTGGTTCAATGCCCAGATAGCCTACAGTGGTTCCATATATGGTCCGGATAACCCATATTCCAAATTGCTTCTTGTAGAAGATAATAGTTTTACTAGTGGTCAGGTATGGCAGGGTATTCGTAAAGATTGGGTGTGGGAGAGTGGGGTTTCTTATAATGGTAATAGCCCAATACAAATTAGCGGGGTTTATATTAATAATAATTTTAATGCATATGCTAGTGGTAATTTAACCATTGATTATCCGCTGGGAAGAGTTATTTTTGACAACCCCATAGCCACGAACTCTACTGTTAAAGCTAATTATAGTTATAGATATGTGCAAACTTATAGAGCTAGTGATAGTCCATGGTTTAATATTATACAATTTGCATCTATGGAGACTAATAATGCTGACATTACACAAACTGATGATGGAAATTGGTCAATTGGTGGTAATCATAGGGTACAATTACCAGCTATTGTGATAGAATCAATACCACGAGCACGACAAAGACCTTATGAAATTGGGTCAAATGCTTTAATAATTGATCAAGCTTTATCATTTCGTATATTAGCAGAAAATAAAAATGATAGAAATAAATTATTAGATATTATAAGATCTCAACAAGATGCTACAATAGCATTATTTGATACTAATAAAATAGCACAAGATAATTTGTTCCCATTAGATGCTAATGGAGATCTTATTGTTAATCCTTTGATGTACCCTGATTTATTATGTAACTATTTATGGAGAAAATGTTGGATAAAAAATGTGGATTTTATTGAAATCGACTCTATCAACCACAACTTTCATCAAGGCGAAGCAAGGGTCACCCTGGAGATTATTTCTGTATAATTTGACTTTTTGTGTATCTTTATAGTAACAATATGTTCTTAAATCATTACCATACAATCATCTGTAGTGGAGAATAATTATGGCCAATAATCGTATTTATTACGCAATTCAACAAGTAAGCTTAGGCAGTGGTCTCAATTCTGCTGGTCAACCCGGAAGTGGTATTGCTGGATCACCAGTTGCCGTACACGGTTTACAGACTGTTGGTATCACAACTAATTTTAATCTTGAGCAAATTTATGAGATGGGTCAACTATCCCTCTATCAGAACTTTGAAAATGTTCCAGATATTGAGGTAACACTAAATAAGGTGCTTGATGGTTATCCATTACTTTATGTGCTAGCCACAGAAAGAGGCACGGGCCTACAAACTGGTTTAACAGCCACTAGTGCTGATCTTGCTGGTCGTTCTAATACTCGTACAGATCTTCAATTAGCTATTTATCCAGATACTCAAACTAGCGCTAAGAATGGTTCATTAGCTGTTGTTAGTTGCAGTGGTATGTATGTTAGTTCCGTAAGCTATACTTTCCCAATAGACGGCAACTTCACAGAAGATGTAACTCTTGTTGGTAATGATAAGATCTGGAGCACAACAGCAATTACCGGATCATTTACTAATAATAATGATAGTCCAGCTGCTATTCAAGGTGTGAATCGTAGACAGCATCTCACAATGGGTAATTGCAGACTACCAAAACAGATTCCAGGCATTTCTAGTAGTGGCACTAATGATCTTATTAGTAATACAAGCGGCTTTGCTGTTCACTTTCAGAATATCTCAGTATCTTGCAATATGGGCCGTGAGAGTATCTTTGAACTAGGAACAAGGCAACCATACTATCGTTATATCAATTTCCCAGTTGAAGTCACTAGTGAATTTGAGGTTCTTTCAGTAAGTGGTGAATGGGTAAATGCTACAGCCAAGGGTTACTATACTGGCACAGAAGCCAACCCAACAGTCGCCAATGACTCCACACCAGTATGCAATAATAGATTTAATCTTCAAAATGAGACTATCTTCCTTGAGACTTGCGAAGGCACAAGAATTGGTTTAGGTCAGAAGAATAAACTTACCAGTGTTAACTATACTGGTGGTGATACTGGTGGAGGGAATGTTACTATGTCATATAGCTATCAGAACTTCAATGATTTTACAGTTGCTCATAGTGGTGGTCTCTACTATAGTGCTGTAACAGCTGGTGTGTGATAGTTAATTAAATTTCAGAAATTGGATATTGACCTGGATTATGGACAGTAAGATACTACATTTATATTTATCACGGATATTATCTGGATTTTATATATTTATATATAATGATACCAAATATAAATTGGTATATCCAGACATTACTCTAAAATATAATGCAGAAATATATTCTAATTTAGAATATGAAATTAATAAATATAATGAATGGATACAAGATGAGGAAATAGTATCTTATTTGGTTAATTTTGGGCAGTGGAGTTGGAATGGTGACGATATTTTAAAAAAGATGGAAAAAGAAATAGATGAGTATAAAATACAAATCTATAATAACTTTCTGAATCCAGCTAAAATTCGTGGCATAAAACAGACCATAGACAATATTAGACAAAAATATAATAAATACTATGGAATAAGACACTCACTGGACCATCTTACTGTTAAAGGATATTCTCAAATATTAAAAAATCAATTTATTTTAATCAATAGCTTATATTATGAAGATGGGACAAGGGTTTTTGATAGTTTAGAAAATGCTGATTATAATATATTAAATACTTTATCTAATATTGTTAATGATAATAATATTGATATTAATATTTTTAGAAAAATTGCTAGAAATGAAATTTGGAAAAATTATTGGTCAGCTAATAAAGAAAATATTTTTAATAAAGCTACTATAAATTGGACAGATGAGCAGAAAACTCTGGTAGTATTGTCAAAAATGTATGATAGTGCTTATGAGCATCCTGACTGTCCTCCAGACGAAGTTTTTGAAGACGATGATGCTTTTGATGGATGGATGCTAATTCAAAGAAAAGACAGTGAAAAAAATAAAAAGAAAAGTCGAGCAGAAAAATTATTAGAGGGTAAAAATTTAGGTAAAGCTCAAGAAGTATTTTTAATGGCTAATTCTCAAGAAGAAGTAGAGAATATATATACCTTGAATGAACATAGTTCTAGACATATTATAAATGAGAGAAATGCTATTATTCTAAATAGTAATAAAGATATCGATGCTTCTCAATTACCAGATACTCAAAGATCATTATTAGTTGAGACTAATAAACAGTTTATGCAAAGAGGAAGATAATGAATAATCAGGATATTTTAACCAAAAGATTTCAGACCACAATGATCGGCGCATTATTTGAATTTGAAAAACATTTTGGCCATATATGGGGATTACATAAAAATGATGACGAACTATTAACACAAAGAGAAGAACAATACAGAAATCTTTGGGAAGATGTTAGGAATCAAATTTTAAACAATGGAAATAACCAATTAAGAAAATGTATAGCTGATCTTAAACCAAATGTACAATACCACTATAAGTTTTATAAGAAAGGACAGGACTATGATAACTAGAGAATTCACTGCACAAATTAATGATAAGGATGTTAATTTTATTGTTAGATCACCATCTATTAATGACCAAAAAGAGGCTTCTAAAGTTTATAATCAAACCTTTAGTGATGCTATAAAAGCTAAAGCTATTATTAGAGCTAAAATTGATGAATTATTAAAAGAGCAAGGACTATGGGATGATGACAAACAGGACAAATTCACAGACTTACAAAGTCAAATCTTAGAAAGAGAAAGAAAATTGGCTAAAGGTGGTATTCCATTATCACAAGCCAAAAGCATTGCTCTAGAAATGAGAGATTTAAGAGCAAAGGTTAGAGAATTAATTGGCGTTAAGACCAATTTGGATAATTTAACAGCAGAAGGTCAAGCTGATAATGCCCGTTTTAATTACTTAGTTTCATCATGCACGGTGTATAAAGATAATAATCAACCATATTTTAGTAGTATGGAAGATTATTTGACTAGATCCACAGATATAGTGGCCATTAAGGGTGCGCAAACTTTGGCCAATATGATTTATGGTTTGGATAATGATTATGAAAGTAATTTACCAGAAAATAAATTTTTAAAACAGTTTAAATTTATTGATAGTAAATTGCGACTCATAAATAAAGAGGGCAAACTTGTTGATGAAGAAGGTAGATTGGTTGATGAGTTTGGTAGATTTATTGATAGTGATGGTAAATATGTTGATAAATTTGGCAATAGGATAGATGAAGATGGTAAATATATTGTTGAAACTCAGCCGTTTTTAGATGATGATGGTAATCCAATAATACAGGAAAGTGCTAAGGATGAAAAAACAGTTTCAGCATCAGAACCACAGGCTATACCAGAAGTTAAAGAAGAGTCAAAAACTCAAGAATAATTTTTTCTTTTTAAACTATAACAATATTCCCCAAAGCTTTATTGCTGTTGGGGATTTTGTTTTTATGGAGAATTAATAAATGGCACGCTCACGAGCTTTTAATTTAACAGCTGAGATCAATCTTAGGGGTCCAACTAATATTGGTAATATTGTTTCTGATATTAGAAGACAACTAACAGGCATAACTGTTGATATAACTCCTCGCATTAATGCTCAGGCTATGAGGAATGTTACCACTTTAAATACTAATTTACAAACATTGAATAGAACATTTCAACAAACACAAAGATCAGCCGCCGATGCAACAACAGCTATTAGAAATTTTGGTCAAGCAATAAATAGTATTGGTAATACTCAAAGAACATTAACTCAGGCAGCGGCGGCTACTCAGACATTAAATCAAAGAGCAACCACTGCTGCCACAAATTTAGGAAATGCCTCTACACAAATGGCAGAATTCGGCAGACAATCAGCTATAGCAGTTAGACGTTTTGCCGCATTTAGTTTAGTTACAAGTGCTATTTATTCATTTACAGGAGCATTAAGCCAAGGTATTAAAGCATTTCTTGATTTTGATAAAGAATTTGTGAGATTACAACAGGTTACTGGTCAAAGCGCTGCTGGATTAAAGGATTTATCCGCACAAATCTCTGCATTGTCTACATCTTTAGGAGTTAGTAGTTCAGAATTAACAACAGTATCAGTTACATTAGCTCAAGCTGGTCTTAGTGCTAGAGATACCGAAAAAGCATTAAAAGCATTAGCATTAAGTAGTTTAACTCCATCATTTGATGATATGAATCAAACAGTAGAAGGTAGCATAGCATTAATGAGACAGTTTGGTATTGGTGCTGGTGATTTAGAAAGCGCATTAGGCTCTATAAACGCAGTTGCTGCTCAGTTTGCTGTTGAAGCTAGCGATTTAATTGTTGCTATTCAAAGAACTGGTGGTGTGTTTGCTACTGCTGGTAAAGGTGTTAGTGAGGGCAAAGATGCTCTTAATGAATTCCTTGCTGTATTTACAAGTATTCGTGCCACTACTCGTGAAAGTGCTGAAACTATTGCTACTGGTTTAAGAACAATTTTTACTAGAATTCAGAGAGCGGATACAGTCGATGCTCTTAAACAACTTGGTATTGAATTAAGAGATATGGAAGGAAAATTCGTTGGACCATACGAAGCCGTTAGAAGATTAAGCGAGGGATTAAGTAAAATTGATCCACGAAGTGCTGAATTTGCTAAAATCAGTGAAGAACTTGGTGGTTTCAGACAAGTCGGTAAAGTTATTCCACTTATTCAACAATTTGCTGTGGCACAAAACGCTTTGGCTGTTGCTCAAAAAGGTTCTGGATCTTTAGCCAAAGATGCTGGAACAGCACAGCTGGCGCTAGCTAATCAAATTGCTAAAGTACGAGAAGAATTTTTATCATTAGTAAGATCCATTGGCGAGAGCGAGAGTTTCAGAAGTATGATTAGCATAGCACTACAATTCGCTAGTGCTTTAATAAAAATAGCCGATGCTGTGAAAATAGTCCTTCCAGCTTTAACTGCTATGGCAGCTTTTAAGGGATTGCAAGCATTAACTCAGTTTGGTGCTGGATTTATGGGTGGTATACGAGGTGGTGCTAGAAGAGCTAATGGTGGTGGTTATATTAGAGCTTTTGCTAGTGGTGGTTTAGTACCAGGACAAGGAAATACTGATTCTGTAGGCGCTATGTTAACTCCTGGCGAGTTTGTAATTAGAAAAAAAGCTGTAGAAGCAATTGGGGCTGGTAATCTTCATGCTATTAATGGTCATGCTGGTGGTGGATTTATTAGAAAATATAAGGAAGGAACACCAAAAGGTGTTGAACCACTAACACTAGCTGAAAGACTAGAAAATAAAAGATTAGCTGAAAAACAAGCTAGAAGAGAAGCAAAGCTTAGTGGTAATAAAACATTAACTAAAAAACAAAAATCAGAACAAAAACTTATTGAAAAAGGTGAACCATTTGCTCTTGTTGGTTTATTTGGTGGTAATGGTATTGTTGGTAGAAAAGGAGAAGATAAAAATAAAACTCCATTATCTATTTCTTATGGATCATTAAATCCATCATTTGCTAATAAGTATGAACAAATTATGA